ATCTAAAGATGACGGTCGGCGAGCTCGAGCAGCGGATGGATTCACGCGAGCTGTCGGAGTGGCTGGCCTTTGCACGCTACTTCCAGCCGCTCGACAACTCATGGGCTCAGACTGGAGTGTTGGCCAGTGCAGTGCTGGCACCGCACTCACGCCGAGGCCAGTGCCCAAAGCCGAGAGACTTTATTCCGACCGAAAGACCACCGCAGCACAAGACGCAGATGCTCGACGTGCTGGCCCAGATGAAGATCGACTTGGACGGCAAATGACATGAGCACGGCACTCGGACTCGCGATGCAGATCAGTGCCAATACGGCACAGCTGGCCCAGGCCGTGGCCGATGTGAACCAAAAGCTCGACTCCATGGGCGAGGCCGGTAAGAAGGCGTCGGCCGATCTTGGCACGCTGAAGAACATTGAGATCGGCAAGTTGGCCCTGGGCGGGCTCCAGGCTGCCACGTCTGCTTTTCTTAGTCTCTCGGGTGCCGTGACTGGTGCCGTCACTTCTGTCACGTCTTTCGCCTTGAGTGTTGGCGAAGAGCTCGACGCGTTGAACGACGTGGCCAACCGCACCGGCGTCGGCGTTGAGGCGTTGCAGGCTTACGCCAGGGCGGCCGCTGACACTGGCGTGAGCGTGGAATCGTTTGCCAAGCAGATCCAGAAACTCACGATCAACATTGGCAAAGCGACGCTCGACGAGAAGGCGCAAAAGAAGTTTGAAGAGCTCGGCATCGTGTTCACCGATCTCAAGGCCGCTACGCCGGAAAAGCAGTTCGAGATGGTTGTCGATGCGTTGGCTGGCATTGCCGATCCCGCCGAGCGTGCCGCCAAGGCCGTGCAGTTCTTTGGCAAGGGCGGCATCGAACTCGGCGAACTCTTCACGCTCGGGCCTGGTGCTCTGACGCAGATGCGGGAAGAGGCTGTCTCGCTGGGCCAGGTGGTGAGCGAGGACGCCGTCAAAGCCATCGACAGCATGAATGACTCGTTTGCCACCGTCTGGGCAACGGTCAAAGGGCTGGCAGGGTCGATCCTGGGCGAGCTTGCTGGCCCGATTAGCACGATCGCTCAAGAGCTTCTGGGCGTGATTAAGCAGGCCGGGCCGCAACAGATCGCCCAGCAGGTGGCCCAGGGGCTTCTGGATTTCATCCAGTTGGCCGGAAATGCGTTCTTGGAACTGGCAAAGTTCGTCGAGGCTTTCGTCAAGAAGTTCGCCCCGATCCTCGGTTTGGACATTCGCACTGAGGCCCAAAAAGAGCTTGATAATCTTCGTGACCAGCAAGCTGCTGCAAATCGAGTTTCCGCTGGCACAGGCGGCATGGGCGGTGTTGGATTGCCAGGACTGCGCACGCCTGAACTTACGGCCGAGCAACTGCAACGCATACAAGACCTGGAGCGGCAGGTTGCGGCCGAAGCCTCTGGCGGAGTGCTGCGAGAGTTCCAGGCCAACTTCAATGCAGCCGTAGACACGGCACGCCAGAAGCTAGACGAGAAGATGCAGGCCGGCACGCTCACGGAAGAGGACAGAAAGCTGCAGGAAGCCCAGCTGCGTGAGCTCCAGCAGTTCAACAGGAACGGCCAGATCGGCACCGTGGAGATCCTCAACTAGCCATGGCCGTCATCTCCTACCGCGAAGTCATCCCGCGTACAGCCTCACACAAGTTCGGAGAGGCTCCGACTGCGGAGCGGAAATACATCGTCACGGTCGATGAGCCGACGCCGACGCAAACGCTGGTCAACGCTGTCGGGATTTTCCACGCGGCCGCCCACCCCGAGTTTTCGTACCTCAGGTGCCTCAACATTCAGGTCACGGAGACGGATCGACATCACGCCGAGATCACGTACAGCTACGAACTGCCGAAGCAGGAAGAACTCGACCCAAATCCGCTGGCACGTCCTGACGTGTGGTCGTTCTCGATTGGCGGTGCCCAAGTGCCGGCCCTCGTCTACTACGACGGCAGTGGCAACGGAAGCCGTCTGCCGCTTGTGAATGCGGCGGGCGATTTCTTTGAGGGGCTGACCACGCTTGAGGCCGAAGTTAGGGCGTCGATTTCTGGCAACCGGCCGACGTTCCCGCTGGCCAATGCGTCGGCGGTCACGAACAGCGTGAACGCATCGCCGTACCTTGGCGGTGCCGCTCACACCTGGCTGTGTGCTGGGATCAGCGGGCAGCAGGCCACTGAGGTGGTGAACGACGTGGAGTTGCGGTATTGGCAGATCACCGTCGAGCTCGTCTATCGGGCCAGCGGCCACGATCTGCTGTTGCCCCACGTTGGGTGGCACTACGTAACGAACAACGGCGGCTCAAAGTTTCGTACGTTTGTGCGAAGCAAGGATGGGACCGACGAGGACGCGTCTGCGCCGCAACCTCTCAACAGTGATGGATCGCAGAAGTACGTCGGCGGAACCTCTGGCCCGCCCGACATTCTCACGCGACGCGTCTACCCAGAAGCAGACTTTTCCAATTACTTCGGCACGCCGCCGTTCTAAGGAGCACCGATGCCCGACATCAGCTACACCATCACCGGCCAGGTCAGCAAAGGTGCCCTGTCGCAGTCCTTCGCTGCGTCTGGCGTCACGGCCAATATCGCCACGGCTGGCGTGCTCTCGGTCACGCTGAACCTGGGCACGGCCGTCACGCAGATTTCCACGGCCACTCTCGGCTCGCTTGGGCTGTGTTTCGCCCGTTCGCTGGCAAGTGCCACGACGCATACGGTGAGCTTCGGCCGCTACGCTGGCGCGACGCTGCACGAGACGGCCCGGCTCAAAGCTGGCGAGGCCGCAGTGCTGCGGCTTGCGGCAGGGGACTACGCCGCCAAGGCGGCCGTCGAAGGCACCCGCCTGGTGCTCACCGTGTACGAGGACTGAGCCGTGGCACAAAAGCCAGACGGCAAGGCCGCAAAGACCGAGCGGGTGACATTCACTCGCCCGGCGGCTGAGCGTATTGCCAAGACCGTTCGCCGCGTCGAGCAAGGCGACCGTGGGGCGGAGCCGCTGACATTTGACCGAGCGGGAGGAGGCTCGCAAACCAAGCAAATACGCGTCTGTACTTTCACCGGGTCGTGGAGCATCAACCAGACAAAAACCCTGACGTTCCAGGGTGTCACGGCGACCCCGAATACCGTAGTCGCCACGAATCAACTGTTCACAATCGGCGACGCCTGCGAAGAACAAGTCGCCTACATTGGCAAAGTTTCGTCGCCTGGGCCTGCCGGCGGTACGGCCGCATGGCATCTGCTTAACGTTCAGCACCACGAAACGGCTGTGTTCGTCTCCGTCACGTTGACCACGTCTGCCATCGAGTTCACTCGCATCCGAGTCTGGATTCCCTACCCCGGCGAGACGGCGACGCTCTCGCTGCCCATATCGACAGAAACCGCATGTTCGTAATCAACGGCGCGTTGGCCGTGTTCAACGGCCTGATCGTCAAAACATTTAGGTTCTGGTGCGAGTGCGTTCGTGGCGGCACTTGCTGCAACGGAGAGTGCCACTGCGACGAGGGCGAGTGCTGCAACGACGAGTGGAAAACGGAGCCTGGGTACTGCTGCGGCGACGAAATCTGGAGTCCTGAAAACGACCCAGACGCGCCATGCGAGGAGGGGTGGACGTTCCTGCGGTGGGGCGACAATCTTGAGTGCTGCGGGTGCGTGCCTCCGAATGTTTTGGACCCTGTACAGAACGGCGGCATCGAAGGAGCCGAAAACGTCGCAGCGGCTTTGTGCTGCCCTGCGTGCGACGACGCGATCGTGTTTCGTGACCAGTGGGGGGAGTGTCCTGGCCGGTGCTGCGAAGACGGCGTCTGCTCGAACAAGAAGCCCTCCGAATGCGCCGGGCAGTTTCTTGGCGGATGCTGCGATCTCGGGTGTCCGGTGCCGTGCTGTGACCCAGATGGGGAATCGTGTGAAGTCATTGACCAGCAGACGTGTACTGCGCCGCTCATTCGCGGCGTGGGCAACAGTTGCGACGAGGCCACATGCGTGGGGGCGTGTTGCGTCTATGACGAGGAAAACGGCTACGTCCTGCACGAGTCGTCGCCGACAACGAAGGCAAACTGCGACGGAGTCGGCGGCGAGTTCCAGGGCGTAGGAACGACGGAGTGCCTTGGATGCACGGAGCCTGGATTTCCACAGGACGCTCGCTGCCGCCCGCCGTTCGACGCCTGTTGCTGCGAAGAAAAAACCAGCAAGGCTGCTGGCCTGACCTTCTACCAGCCACGCACTAAGCGGCTGCCGCCGATCAGCGACACGGTGTGGGTGCGGGTGGAACTTGAGTCTATGTCGGCCGTCCGCGTTCACGGCGAGCTTTACATCCCGACGCCATACGACCGGTGCGTCCGCGAGACGATTGTGTTTCCGTTGTGCTGGGACGCATTCAACGTCGAGCCGGTGCCGTGCGGTTCCAACTTCCAAGACCTCAAGATCAAGGTGTGCTGGGATCAACTGGCGACCGACCTTGAGACGCTGAAGTTCTCTGGCTGCAACGGCATCACAATTTGGCTGGGCAACTGCCTGTACGAGTGCAAGACGGTGATGACCTACGACGGCCCAGGCCACACGAGCAACGCCGTCATTCAGATGCGAGGCGACGGCGAGATTCGCGCAGACGGCACGGGGCCGCTAGTCCTGACGAGTGCCGTCACGCAATCCGAAACCTGCGACCGGACGCTGACGCTTGCCGGCACAAGCGATCACGCCAACGAGATTCGCACCATCGGCGATCCAGCCGGTTCGGCAGTTTGCCATGTAATCAAGAATGGCATCGGCCGGTGGCGGTTCAACGCCACGAGCAGGGCGTTTCAGGGCGACCTGACGGTCAAACTCGGCACGCTCCAGGTCGGAAACGCTGGGTCCATCGGCGACCTTGTGCTTATTGGCGGCGACAATGGGCCGGCGTCGCTGCTGCTTGAGCAAGACAAAAACGCTAGCGTGGACTTCAAGGCGTTGGCCGGAACCCAGCCCGTGTTCGTTGGCGGAATGCACGACACCGGAGAGTCAAGGTTTTCGTCAGGCGTGATCATGATGGGGCGAACCGTGACGCTCGTGGCGAAGACTGGCGGAGCCGTAGACTTCAGCAACACTTGGTCTGGCCTTGAGTACCCAAGCGACTGCGATCAAAACGTGATCGTCGGCGCGATCGGGTTTGCAGGAACCGTGCAGTTATTCAACGCCGGGACGCTGCATACCACTGGCGAGTTGATCATCGCTTATGGCGACGCCATTACTGGATTCAGCACAGTAGTTTCGGCCGACGCCGGCCTGTCGCTGCAAAACAATACGTCGCTGCGGGTCACGAAAACGACCAACGGCATTGATCCGTCGACGCCGGTCACCGCCGCTACGGCGTCGCTGGCAATCTGGTCGGAGCCAGGCGACCCGCCTGCGTCTCAATCGCTGGACGAGCTGATCGTTACCGGCACGCTGACGCTGGACGGCAGCGGATCTCTTACCGTGGCCGATCTGTCGGGTGCTGGTGGCATTGTCAACGAGGACGGCACGCTGACGATCAACCAGAACAGCATGACCGGCAGTCTGTCGATCACTGGCGGAACGGTGATCGCCAACGAGCCGATCACCAACCCAGGCGGCCTGGTGACCTCGGCCACGTTCACCAGCGGCGCGCTGACGGTGGCGTTTTCTGGCGACCCGGCGTCCGGGGCTGCGTATGTCCTGCTTTCTGGCCCCACCGTCAACAGTTATGGGACCGTCACGCTGACGGGGACTACGAAAGCAGGCACCTATAACTCCGCGACATCCACTCTCACGATCACATAGCCATGAGCTGCGTCGAAAAAATCTACGAGAACGGTGAAGCCGTCTACCGAGACTGCCACACAGGCGCGCCGGCAGCGGCCCACATGCCGGAAACCGGGCCTGGGACGGAACTTAAAACGCTGCTGAAGGACTGGTTCGGGATCGTTTCCAACCTCAGTTGCTCGTGCAACGCGATGGCTAAGAAGATGGACGCCAACGGGCCAGAGTGGTGCCAAGGGCCGGGGATGCCGGAAATCCTCAAGGCCATGCGGACGGAGCATTCCAAGCGCAGGGCCAAGCGCGAGACGATCCTGCCGTGGAGCGAGACTGGGGCGAAGTGGCTGGTCAGGGTCGCTTGCCAGCGTGCTAAGTCTGTCGGTTGACGCCCCCGCTAGGGTGGCCGGTGAAAGGACTCTCGCCGTGCCCGAGGATCATGTCTTCACGCTGAACGGTGACGAGCGGTGGCTCATCCGGTTCACCACGCTGAAGGGCGCAGCATACGGCTACACGTTCAGCCAGAAGGCGAAGAACCCGCGAATCATCCTTGACGCCCGCATGCGTGGGAGGAAGAAGCTCGAGGTGCTGGTGCACGAGCTGCTGCACGCGTTGAACCCGACGCAGAGCGAAGAGCACGTCGAGCAGCAGGGCAAGGATATCGCACGCGTGTTGTGGAGCCTGGGCTATAGGGAGGTGCAGGATGGCCTATGACCGTGGCGACGCGATCACGAAGATGGCCCGCGAGTTGTGCCGCAAGCATCCCGATGCCCCGGCTCGGACGCTTGCTCGCCGCCTAGTGAAAGAGGCCAACGGTGCGATCACGCTGAACCAGGCGAGGCTGCGTATAACCAGGCAGTTCGGCGTGCAGGGCAAACAGGCTCGCGGCCAGATCAAGGCGGCTGCTCCGCGAGCGAAACGCCAGGCCGGCGAAATCTACGCCATGCCGAAAACATTGGCCCAGCCGTGGACGCCGCACGTTCTCGACGTGCTCGGGCCTGTCGGGATTCTGTCCGACGTGCATGTGCCGTATCACTCTGAGATCGCGGTGGCTGCCGCTATCGGCTTCCTCAAAGAGCAGGAACTCTCGGGCCTGCTCTTGAATGGCGACATCGCCGACTTCTACGCCATCTCGCGGTACATGAAAGACCCGACACAGCGTGACTTCAAAGGCGAACTCGAAGCGGTGCGGCGTTTCATTGAGTGGCTGCGACAAGAGTTTCCGAGGATCCCGATCATCTACAAACTCGGGAACCATGAAGACAGGTGGCAGCATTGGCTATGGCAACACGCCGCCGAGATCAGCGACGATCCGCGAATGTCACTCTGTGCGTGGCTGGATCTTGACAAGAACGGCATCACGCTCGTGGATGACCAGCGGCCGGTGATGCTGGGGAAGTTGCCCGTGCTGCACGGCCACGAGCTGCCGAAGGGAATGGCCGCCCCGGTGAACGTCGCTCGAGGTGCCTTCCTGCGGACGCTCTCGACGGTGCTGGTGGGACATTCGCACCGCACAAGCAACCATGCCGAATCCGACATGTGGCACCACGAGACGGCGTGCTGGAGCACCGGCTGTCTGTGCGACTTGCGGCCCGAGTACGCGAAGTTCAACCGCTGGAACTGGGGCTTCGCCATGGCCACGATCCACAAGGGCGGGGCGTTCGACGTGAACAACTATCGCGTCATGAGCGACGGCACCGTGCGGTCTGCTTGACGCACGCCGCATGCTTTCCATTTTCCAGAAAAAGGAATGCCATGAGCACGACACTTGAGGCCGCGAACGACGCAATGCGGGCGGCAGTGAAGACCAGGCTGGAAGCCACGCCAAAGGATGATCCCAAGATGCGGGGCTATGTGTCGCCGGCTGTAACGGAACCTCTGCCAGAAGTTGCAGAAGCAGAGGAATTGCAACACGATAGCGAGACCTATGCCGAGTGGGACAGGCTGGCGGACGTGCCGTACGTTCAGCATCTGCTTGAGCAGCATCGTTTGCGTGGCGACGGGCTGACGCAATCGCCAGTCACGAACGGCAGTGCCGAGTGGCTCGACGCCCTGGAGCGGCTGCGGGCTTTGCACTTCGAGAAGACAGCCCAGTACGGTGGTGCCGAGGACGCCTTCGAAAACGTCACCGCCTCGGCGAAGTGCGGCGTGGAACCTTGGCGTAGGGCACTCTGTGACCTGAGCGACTGCGTCGTGCGGATGCAGAAGTACGCCCAGGGGCAGCCCGTCGATCCGACAAATGCCCTGCTCGATGCGGCCAACTGGGCGCTGATCTGCCTGATCAAGATGGAAGAGGAAGGGCAATGAGCGAGCCGCTCTCTGACGCCTACCTCCAGCAGTGCGAGTTCGACGCTCGCCGGTTCAGCGGTGCCTACGTTGGCACGGCTGGCACGCTCGCGGCCCACGTCATGCGGCTGCTCGCTGAGCTGTCGCGGGTGAAGGGCAAACTAGCCGTGACGATCGCGCAGCGGGATGAGCTGCCGTGTCTGTCGCACATTCGTGGAGATTGAGCCGGGCGGCGGGTTGAGGCGTCGTAGGGTTTTTATCCTTTCCCCCGCGACGCCTCCCCGCTTGCTCGGCTTGTCCTACCTAATTCACTACCTAATTCCCGTGACGTTACGCAGTTAAGCTGCTGGCCTATCGCCGCCCTGCGGCGGCTCGTTCAGATCCAGCGGCGGCAGGAAGTCCAGGGCCGACTGCTGGCCCGTGATGGTGGTGTCCAGGTAGTGATCCTTCGTGGTCTTCGGGTTGGCGTGCCCCAGGTGGTCCGTGGCATCGCCGCCCCCTGCCTTGACGTAGGAGCCCGACGCTTTGCGAATGGCGTGGAAGCCCCTGGCCTTGACGCCTGCCCGCCTACACAGAAGCCGCAGCGTCTGGAAAAGACTATTGGCCCGGCGGTGCTCGAGCCACGGCCAGACGAGATCGGCATCCGCCCTGCGGTAGCGACGCAGCTGCTGGGCCAGGTCGGGGTGAATGGCCCGCTGGATCGTCTCGACGCCACCCTTGCGGGTCTCGCCGAGGAACGTGATCCGGCAGGCGTCGAGATCCACCTCCGACCATCGCAGCCGCAGGTGGCTTCCGATCCGCTCGCCCGTGTACCAAAGCGACTGGACCAGCGTCATCCACAGCCATGGGGCTGGCACGCCACCGATGGAGCCGTGTGCCGTTCTCGCTGCCCTGACGAGTGCAGACACCTCGGCGACCGTGTAGCCCTTTGGGGGCCGCGTGGGAACCTTAAGGCGTGGCAGATCGGGGAACTCGGCGGCGATCCGCTTTCGTGCGGCAAAGTTCCACAACGCGCTCAGGTGGGCCTTGTCCTTCGCCACGCTGGCCGGCGAGCAGACCTTGCCGCGATGCGGTGTTACGGCCCGCCAACGCAAGAACTTGGCGATTACGAGATCGTCAAAGTCGGCAATCTGTGGCTCTCGCTGCAGGAAGTCCCGCAGCCGGTCGATGGAATGACCGAAGAGCACCACGCTCCTGGCCGACAGGTTGTGCAACGGTGCGTACCGCTCGATCAACAGCTCCCGAATAGTCATGTCACTGCCTCCCTTTTGGTGTTGTGGCAGTAGTATACAGAAGTCCAGGGTGTACGAGTTCCCTACTCCCATGCCCTCCGCTACTACTTTCGTCCACTGGTTCGATTGTCGCGGTGTTGGGACTGCGATTCTCGGAGTGGCTGAAGTGGGCGGGTTCTGCTGGATGCGGCGGCAGGACAGTTTGACGCGCCTATTCGCGGCGTTAGTATTGGGGCATGGTTGTGGCACTACCAGAAGGCAAGAAGTTGATCTCGACCGCCGAGGCGGCCAAGATCCTCGGCGTCACTATGGGGCGCATGCGGCAGCTGGCCCTGCTCGAGCCCGACAAGGGCGGCCTGCAGTCCTGGCTGGCGGCCCCCACGGCCCGCGTTTTTGACGCCGAAGAGATCCGCAAGCGGGCCAAGGCCAAACGGGCCACCGGCCGCCCCAGGGGCGGATTCAAGGCCAACTAGCGTTTTCCCCGGCAAAAGCAGGCCGGAAAAATCTTTTTTCTCACCCCTTGCACGTTCTAACGCCGACGCTAGAATAGGCTCATGCGAGCGAATGAGACTCGCAGCCGCCAGCCGGGAGACGAAACGATGAACGCCCTTCTCAATAGCACTGACCGCGTGGTGGCCATCGAGGTTCGCGGCGAGGTCCGCTACTTCATCACGATGGGCCGCCCTGGGTTCAATCTTCCGGCCAACAACCGCAAGGGCTACGCCACGGCCAAGGCTGCCGAGGCCGCGAGTCTCCGCTGCGAGAGCCGCTGAGCGACGGACTTCCAGCCGGCAATCGGGCCGGCTGGAAGTTAGACTTGGCCGCCAAAGGAGCATTCACGATGGCAAAAAAGAAATCAAAGCGCGATGCATGGACGCGAACACTTTTCCTCCAGGCTTGCAAGGAGCTCAAACCATTTGCTGACCATTGGCACAGCGTTGGCGACATGGAAATAGACGGATTTTCCGTTGCAGACACGATGCAGGACATCATCAACCGCCACGGCCGCCCTGGAGTTATCGCAGCGACAGCTGTGGCGTCGGCATGGGGCTGGCTTCTGCAAGACGAAGACCTCCGTGGCGACGTGAACGAGTGCAGCGAAGACTCGGTGGCCAGCGAATACTTTATGGCGTTTTGGTGGCTGGGCTTGTTTCACGCGAACGCAAAGCCTGCCTCTGCACCAAAAGTCAAAAAGAGGGCTGCTAGGAAGCGACGTTAGTTCGCGGCCTGGATTACTAACCTCACGGCCAAGGAGGGCCACACGATGAAACGCCGCTGGAACGCCGCCTTGCAGTCGCTTGTACTCATCCGCATCGGCCAGGAACTCGGCACGGATTCGCCCGCTGCTCGAGCCGTGCACGATCTTCTGGAACTGCTGGCCAGCGTGGCCGGCGTCCTTCCCAGTTGACAGTTCTAACGCCGCCGCTACCATGCGGTCTTTCTAACGCCGACGCTAAACACTGTACGCAATTTCCAGTCCCCTCATTTTGTTGGTCCGACCGCTTGACGCCGTAGTGAACATAGGTACAGTTCCCCACTCACACGAAAGGAAATCGCCATGAGTGATCCCCACCACGCTGAGTATCTCGCCGCCGTCGCCGCCATGCCCGAGCACACCGTTTCGGGCGGCACCACGCGGCTCATCGACGGGCAGCTGGTCACGACCTACGCGGTCGGCGACAGGATCCGCTGGATCGAGAAGGGCCAGACGCTCAACGGCGTCGTGGTCGAGGTGCTGACGGATGACACGTACCACGTGCGGCGTCACGTTCCCGACCACGGCAACCTGCACTACGCAGTGACGGCCGACCAGATCGTGCCGTTCTGAACGCAAAAATCACGGCGGTTTTGGCACGGGGGTTGCCCCCCCCCCCCCCCTCCCGTTTACGTTTTCCCCCCAACTTCAAGGATCACGCACGTACAGGACCACCGGAAGACGGAGTCAACCGGTGGAAAGGAGGGCGTCGGAGACGCCAGCAGCAAGGACGCAAGAACGACCCGCAACGCAGGACGCCGAGCGGGATTTTCAAAGAAAAGTGACGCAAGGTTTCTTACGAAAGGACGCGACAGATGGCATTGCAACAACGGATTGTGACGCAGGACATACGGGAGATCCCGGCTCACTGCGTCCCGCTTTCATCGTTCGGTGGCCGCCGCAACAAGCGTGGCGGAAGTTGGGAGTACGAAACTCTGCACACGCTGTGCAAGCGTCGAGAGATCAAGCACTGGAAGTTTGAGCGCGGCCGCACAGGCCAGCTGTTCGTGGAGCCCGAAACTGCCCGCGAACTGCTTGAGTCGCTGCGGAAGCACAAGATCGACGCCATCTCTCCTCCAAAGGATCGTCCGGCGCTGACTGGCGTGCAGATGGAGTCTGCGTGTGAATCGCTGGCAGACATCGCCACTTCGCTGGCCGGCGTCGAGCGGCTGCTCGAACGGCTCGCCACTGCCGTCGAGAGCATCGCAACGGCTCCCAAGCAGCACGAACCTGCTGGATCGTGGCGAGACATGAACGGCGAACTGATGAACTGACAAACACCCCACACGAAAGGACGCGACAGATGAGCACGGAAATCAGCACCCAGCGGGCCAGCGGCTTGGCCCTTCAATCGTTCGATGACGCCTACCGCTTCTCCAAGATGGTGTCGGCCTCGGAGTTCGCCCCGAAGGATTTCCGGGGCAAGCCCGAGTCCTGCATGCTGGCCATCCAGCACGGCAGCGAGGTGGGCCTGTCCCCGATGCAGTCGCTGCAGTCGATTGCCGTGATCAACGGTCGCCCGACGATCTGGGGTGACGCGGCCCTGGCCCTGGTGCAGAGCAGCCCGGTCTGCGAGTACGTCCGCGAGTACACGGAAGGCGAAGGCGACGGCCTGGTGGCCGTCTGCGAGGCCAAACGTAAGGGCTACCCGGCCCCTACCGTCGTGCGGTTCTCGGTGGCCGACGCGAAAAAAGCGGGCTTGTGGGGCAAGTCTGGCCCGTGGAGCCAGTACAGCAGCCGCATGCTGACGCTGCGGGCACGCGGCTTCGCCCTGCGTAACGCGTTCGCCGACGCCTTGCGTGGGCTCATCACGGCCGAAGAGGCCCAGGACTACCAGCACGAGCCGGCCCGCGAGCCCGTTGTGGTGCGTCCGAAGTTCCCGTCAACCGAGAGTCGCCCGGCGGCTGTGGAGCGCGGCCACGCCCCTGCAACAGCCGTTGATAGCCACGCGCAGCAGACGGCACAGCCGCCGGCCCTCTCGGCCACGAATGATCCCGTCGCCAATGCCCGGCTCGCCGTGCAGAGGACGAACAGCCTCGAGCTGCTTGCCGCCCTGCGGGATCGCGTCAACCAGCGGCACAAGGAGGGCACTTTCACCGCGGCCCAACGCAACGAGCTCGTGCACCTGATCGACGGCAAGTGCGAGTGGCTGGAAAGCGAGCCAGAGGACAACGGCCAGGAGTTCGAGCACGAGGCTGCCGCCACGGAGAACGCATCGTGAGCGGCTGGCCCACCTTCGATGACGTTGTCGCGTACCTCCGCGAGCACGGCAAAGCCGACATGGCGACCGTTGCAAGCGGAATGCGTGATGAGGCGCAACGTTGCCGCAAGGCTGCGGAGACGAACCTCAAGGCGTACCACGAACTCAAGATGAAGCACGAGCCACCGCCGGCAACGCCGGGGTGGAGGAGTTACATAGCCAAACCAGAGTCGAGCGATTGACACAGCCGGCACGCCATTGCCCCAGCGGCTCACCTGGCCGCATTGGTCGCCACGCGGTGAGTGGCGAGTAACCACCGCAGTCGCAGCGCTACCTCCCAGCGTGATGCGACCGAACGCCCCACGTCACGGGGCCAATACACGAAGGAGCGTGAGACATGAGTCTGATTCCAAATGGATGGGTTCGCATGGCGGCGTATGACACGCGGCCAGATAAGAAGCATGGAAACCCAGGGGACGAGTATCGCGTTTTGCTTGCTGCTGCATCGCGCCGAGAAATCGACGTGATGACTGTCGCAGGCATTCGCGGAAAACTGGTCAACAAGACGCAGGCTGACGCATACCTTGCGAAACACGCGAAGCCATCGACGGCTACGCAAAAGCCTTGCGTCGATGTTGCGTCTGACGCCTTATTGCTGGCGATCAACTCCATCTCTTATCAGCTTGAGCGAATCGCGAACGCCATGGAGGCCAAGCCATGAGCGTCTTCATCGACTCCCAGTGCGACCTGCCGCTGTTCACGCAGCGAGCACCGAGCGTCAACGGCTCAATCACCTCGGCCAAGGCGGCCGACTCGCTATCACCCACGACGCTCAACGCGCTACAGCGTCAGGTGCTCGCGTTGCTTCAGGCGACGCCCGGCGGGCTTACCGACGAAGAGATGCAGACCCGTTTGGGTATGAACCCGTCAACGCAGCGGCCACGGCGGATCGAACTTGCACGGCGTGGTCTGGTTGTCGAGGCCGGGACCAGGCGGACTGCGAGCGGAAGGATGGCCACGGTGTGGAGGGTTGCGTGATGGCGAAGCCGCAGTGGCTGCAGGACAAGGAACGCGACGAACTTTCGGCCCGCAAGGCTGCATACGAGGCGACGCGGGATCTCGACTTCGAGGAGTGCGTCATCGCCTACTGCAACTGGCGAAAGGACGGGCACCAAGGCTCGTTCGATTTGTTCAAACGCGATTGGTACGCGCGACGCGGGAAGGTGATTTGACGGGTGTGCCACGGTAGGCACGGGTTCAGAACACAACGCAAGGAGGCACACGTATGCCGCAGGTTTTTGAAGACATCATCGTTGACGCCGAGTTCGCCGCGCTGATCCCGCCGCTGTCGGCGGAAGAGCGGCAGCAGCTGGAAGAGAACATCGTCGATCACGGCGGAGCCCGTGACCCGCTTGTGGTGTGGGCCAGCAAGGGGACGCTGACCCTTCTCGACGGCCACAACCGCTACGAGATCTGTACGCGGCTCGTCCTCCCGTTCGACGTTCACGAGATGCGGTTTGGTAGCCGAGACGAGGCTTCTGATTGGATGGACCGTAATCAGTTGGGCCGACGCAACCTGCATCCCGATGCGTTCACGCTACTGCTTGGGCGGCGCTACAACCGGGCGAAGAAAACAATGGCCGAGGCTGGGGCGAGCAAAGGTAAAAGTTACCAGAGCTCAACAACTGCGGAGCGTCTGGCTAAGGAACACGGCGTTACAGAAAAGACTGTCCGTAGTGCAGGCAAGTTTGCTGAAGCTGTCGCCAAGGCGGAAGAGATTTCTCCTGGCATTGGGCTGAAAGTAGCACACGGGCAGGCACCAGCGAGGGCCGCAGTAATCAAGGCTGCCGCGTTGCTAGAGAAGTCGCCAGATCGAGCCCGCGAGATCATCGATGGCGGTAAGAAGATGGCGGACGTGATCCGCGAAGAGAAGCGTGCGGAGGTCGTGGCGAAACTGGAAAACGTGGACTTACGCAAGGCCAAGGAACTTGCGGGCCAGTACGACGTGATCGTCATAGATCCTCCGTGGCCTATGGAAAAGATCGAGCGAGACGTTGCACCGAATCAGGTGGCATTTGAATACCCGACGATGCAGGAGGGCGAACTGGCATCAATGAAGATGCCGACTGCCGACGACTGCCACCTCTGGCTCTGGACGACGCACAAATTTCTTCCGATGGCCCTGCGGCTTCTTGACGCATGGGGATTCAAGTACGTCTGCACTTTTGTCTGGCACAAGCCTGGTGGATTCCAGCCGTTCGGCCTGCCGCAATACAACTGCGAGTTCGCTATTTACGCCAGGCGTGGCACGCCTCAGTTCATCGACACCAAAGCCTTCCCCGTCTGCTTTGCAGCATCACGCGGGAAGCACAGCGAGAAGCCAGAGGATTTCTACGACGTTGTGCGCCGCGTCACCGCTGGCCGCCGCATTGACATCTTCAATCGCAGAAAGATTGAAGGATTTGATGTGTGGGGAAAGGAGGCCGACTAATGACGGCAACCTATAGGCGGCAGCGAGCGTGGTCTGACGCCCTGCTAGGTGAGGCCAGAATGCTCGTTGGCTTTTGCACCGTGTCGGCAGCCGACCACGAAGACGACACGGAGCGTGCAACAGACCTGCGATGGTTTAACACCAGCGGCGCACAGTCTGCGCGTGTCGCATGCAGGCTCCGTGACCACAGTTACTTCCTTCGGTATCCAGACGAGTTCACTATCCGATCGTATTCAAACGGATACCAAACTGAACTCGACAAAATCATGGCCGGCCACGGCACGCATGCGCTGTATGGATTTCGAACGCCTGACGGCCAGCACATCGGGGCGTGGAGATTCTTGGATTTGTTTGTCTTTCGCAGCTGGTACTTCAGCACGCAAAAAAGTGTTCTTGAGGGCCGCATGCGGCAGCAGTGGTCTGTTCAGGACAACGGAGACGGAACCAAGTTTTACGCCTTTAAGTACGACGCATTGCCACAAGGATTCGTGATGTTTCAGGGCACAGGAATGCAGGTGTGCGACAACGCAATGGTGGAGGTTGATTTCTAAGTATGGCACTGATGTCACAAGACGTTTACTTGACTGTCGAAGACCTTCGCGTAATCCGTGACTCCCTTGATTACTCGGTGCAGCGGGTAGGCGACTACCAGCACCTCCAGCATTCACACAAACGTGACTCGCTGCGGCCAATCGAGGCGGCAAGGGACAAGGTACGGGCGCTGATAGCAAGCAGTAAGGTGGCAACCAATGGCCGGTGAATGGATTCCACTTGACTGCAACCTGGGCACGAAGCCCGAGGTGCTCGAACTGGTGGACGAAACCGGGCTTCCTGTTGAGGTGGTCTGCTGGCGTCTTATTCAGTTGTGGTCGTGGGCTGTCATGGTCACGGCAGACGGGACGGTACGGGCCACGCCTGCGCGACTTGGTGCCGTGGCTGGCGGTGACGAAGCGTTCTGGCTTGCCGTTGAGCGTGTCGGCTGGGTGACGTTCTCAAACGGCACACTCGTCATCAACGGGTGGGACAAAAGGTTCTCCAGAGCCGCCAAGGCGAGGCTAGAAGACGCCCGCAGAAAGGCTGAAAAACGCGTGGAAAATCGCAATGTCCGGACTTTGTCCGAAAAGTGTCCGGAAAAAAACGGACTACAGGAGAGGACAGTACAGGAGAGGACAGAAGAAGAAATACAACCGGCTGCGCCGGTAGCTACGAGCGATCCGCCGAAGCGGCGGAAACGCTCGCAGCCCCCCGATGCCGTTTCGTGGACTGCTGACGCAGGGTGGGCGGGCATCACGGACGCCGACAGGCAGGAATGGCGTCTGGCGTACCCAGCGTGCGATCTGGCGGCAGAACTCGCCAAAGCCACGTCCTGGCTCCGGGCGAACCCAGCCAAGGCCCACAAGAGCAACTGGCGGCGTTTCATCGTGTCCTGGCTGACTCGCTCGCAGGACCGTGGCGGGACGCACCGCGAGCCAGGTAGGCGACCGGATGAGAAGCCGCCCCCGAAGGCATGGCGGGACGAGTACCGCCCTGCACCGTACCGCAGCCCCAAGGAAGTCGCCGCGCTTGCGGCCGGAATGAAACTCAAGGAGGAGGATCTATGAGCGAGACCACCACGCTACCCGCACTCACTGCCAAGCAGGCGGAAGTGCTCGATTTCATCCGCCAGAACTCTGGCTACTACGGCCCGGCGATCCGCGAGATTGCCCGGCGGTTCTCGTTCGCGTCACCCAACGGCGTCATCTGCCACCTCGAGGCGCTGGAACGCAAGGGCTACATCCGGCGTCGCCCTGGCATCGCTCGTGGAATCGAGGTGGTGTCATGAGCCGCCGCAAGCCGTCCCCGCAGGCCGTCGCTGACACATGCCTTGCCTCGGCGTGGCGTGACGAGATTGACGACGAGTCGAGAATCCTGCTCGAGCAGGCCCACGACACGATCGTCTCGCTCATGGCTCGCCTGGTGGCCACGTCGAAGATTCTCGAAGTGGTGGAAGCCGAGATGGCGTCGCATAAGTTTCCGCTGCTCGGTGATGAAGACCCGGGGATGGCGCTATGACGCTCGAGCAATTCGCCCTGATTTCACTGGGCCATATCAGTCTCGCCTGCACGTTCGTGTTGGGCGTTTTGGTTGGTTTGTCTCTCTCGAAGAAAAGGACTTCACATGGTCGCAACGAAGGAACGGAAGCGTGGTGGCATCACATTGAGCGCCGCCGAGCTGAAGAGTGCGCTCGCGGCTGTAAGTCCGGCTGTGCCAACAAGGGCACCAAAGCCGGTGCTGACGAACGTGCGTCTGGGTGACGGGCTCGTGACCGGCACGGATCTCGAGGTGCGGATCGACGCCGCCATCGACTACCACGGCGATGCGATGCTGCTACCGCACGGACGGCTCACGGCGATCCTAAACGCCGCCGGTGGCGAGGACGTGACGCTGGAGACGAAGGGCACGTCGTGCGTGGTGCGGTGTGGCCACGGGACGTGGACGCTGCCCGTCGAGGACGCGGCTGAGTACCCGATCTGGGAGCCGAAGGACGCGAAGCCCGTGACGCGGCTCCCGGCGGACCAGTTCGCTCGGGCCGTGCGTGGCGTGGTGTTTGCCGCTGACCAGGAGTCGAGCCGCTACGCCCTCGGGGCGGTGCTCGTGGACGTGAAGGACGGCGTGGTCAACTTCGTGGCCACGGACGGCCGCCGGCTGTGCTCGTGCGAGATGGAGCACGACCTGGCCGTCGATGACACCACGACGCTCGTGCCGAGCCGGGTTATGCAGATCCTGGCCCGCGTCGCGGTGGCGGCCGGCGAGGACTCGGTGCAGCTGGAGGCCACGGCGAACGAGCTGCTGGCCACCATCGGTGGCACGACCGTCACGGCACGGCTGACCGAGGGGCGGTTTCCCCGGTGGCGCGACGTGATCCCGGCGGACGGCGGCGAGCCGACCACGGTGCTGGCTACGGAGCTGCTGTCGGCGACCAGGGCGGCAGCCATCGTGACGAGCGAGCAGTCGAAGGGCGTGCAGTACACGTTCACGGCTGAGGGCATCCACCTGCATGGGCAGTCGGCCGAGGCCGGCGAGTCGAGCGTGACGTGCGAGATCGTGGAGGCCGGCAAGGCGTGCAGCGTGAAGCTCGATCCGGTGTTCGTCCGCGAGTGGCTCTCGGGCCTTCCGGCTGACGGCGAGCCCACGGTGAGCGTCCAGGCCACCGACTCGCAGTCGGCGGTGGTGCTCCGCACGGACACGTTCGTGGGCGTCATCATGCCCCTGGCAACGGAGTGACGATGGAAAACAAGCGTGCAGTCATATTGCACCAGATGTGGACTGCTGGCGAGACTGCCGAGGCGATTGGCAAACGCTTCGGGGTCTCTGCCAGCACCGTCTGCCATTGGGCGCAGAAGTACAAATTGCCAAAGCGACAGAGACCGCAAAAGAACAAGTTCGCAGACCCGTCGCCAGAAGAGATCGAGCGGCTCAAGGCTGTGCTAAAGGAACGGCACATTCAAGAGCGGATGCGGGAAGACGTGACGAACACGCAGAGCAAGGTTTCCAAGTGGCGGCGAGGGATATTCCAACCGAGAGGTATGGCATGAGTGATGCAGGGCTGCTGGATGAAGTGTCTCGCCTGCGTGGTGACGCCGAGATATCGCGGCTGCGACTCCAGGCGGCGCACGCGGAGGTGGATCGCCTGCGGCTCACCGACGCGGAGCGAGAGGCAATCGCGGCGTGCGTTGCCGACGACGAGGCGGCGACTGCGCATGAAAGGGCCGACACGCTGCGGGGACTGCTGCACCGACACGCGGGATCAGGGGCATCGCATGAGTGATCCAACGACAGCGACTCATGACCCGGAGGGGCCGCTGTGCTACGGATTCACGCGCGACGGCGTGTGGCTGGATACGCGATTTGGCTGGGTGATTCCTGATGACGCCGTCGCTGATGCAGGCGAGGCGGGGCCGGCCACTGAGCGAGACAGCCAGCGATCAGCGGCACCGTCCGCTGCATCGCGTGGTTCTCACAGGCATGGAGGATGACATGAGCGACATAGCGAAAGAACTGCGAGACAGATCACTACGGGCAGAGCAGGAAGGTGAACCGTTGGCCTTGCTGGACGAGGCGGCCGACGAGATTGAGCGGCTGCGGCTCGCCGACGAGGAGCGTGCGGCGATTGAGTTGGCGATAGAGACATGGGTCTGTAAGCCACAACTCAAGGCCACGCTGCGCGGGTTATTGGAGCGACAAGGGTGAGAACGTGAAGGATCAGGAGCGGCGAGGAACAAACATGACTACACCGGATGACGCCAACGAGCCGTCTCTTGCATCCGCTGGTTCTCAGCCGGTGGCATGGGCCGTTTTCGATGGGCATGACAGGATGCACCTTGCACCCGGCTACAGCGAGGCCGAGTCTTGCGCCGAGGACATTGGCGGCGAGATCGTCCCGCTCTATCGAAAGCCGACGCTCACGGACACAGAGCGCACTTGCTTGGGCTACGCAATCAGAAAGATGGATGCCGAATACGCGGCCGGGCCTGCTGGAGTGCTGCGGGAACTGCTGGAGCGATTGTCCTGAGAACAAGTATTCGCCGGCATCTTCGCCGCCTAACACGGCGCGGAAATGGGTTTCACGGCCGCTAGGCGAGGAAGTCGCCGCGAAAGACGGCGAAGCGGCGAGTGGACAGAAACTGACGGAAAGCGACAGTTGCTCGCAAGCGTGAACGTTTGACACGCATGCCATCTTCCGTTTGACCCGGCGGACACCGGGCGCTCACGGAGGATGTCTCATGCGTTTGCTTCTCGCTTGCCTTGTGGCCCTGGTGTGCTTCACGGTTGAAGCCGCCCCGACTGTCATCGTGACGGCTCAGGATCACGCCACAGTGATCGCCCGTCGCGGCGTGCTCGTGCATTCGAGCTGCGGCCAGTACGAAGGGATCGGCTGCGGCTCGACGCCCGAGGCCGCTCGGAGGAACTGCTGTTTCTTCGGCAAGCGTGTGATCGTCGAGGAAGGCGTCGCCTACTCGCCGGCCCGCCGCCAGTGGTTCGCCGTGATTCGCTACCGGTGAGCATCACGTTCTCAGTACCTGGCGAGCCCGTCCCGCAGCCGAGGCCACGCGTCTCGACTCGGGGCGGGTTCGCACGGGCGTATGTGCCCGCGAAGCATCCGGTGCATGCCTACCGGCAATCGCTGGCAGCAGCTGCTCGAGCGGCTGGGCTCAGCGACACCGGAGAGCCGCTCAACGTCGTGATCGACGCAGTCTTCGTGCGTCCGAAGTCGCACGTGCGGAAGAGCGGCGTCAAACCAGACGCACCGAAACTGCCCAGGCCCGACGTGGACAACATCGCCAAGGCGTGCCTGGACGCATTGCAAGACGTGATCGGCGATGACACATGCGTGGCTCGCCTGGTGATCGAGAAGTCGTACGGCACGGAGGCACGGACAACCGTGCGAATCGGGTGAGCAACGCCAGCCTCTACCGCTACCTTGCCGAGCACTGCCAGCGGCACAAGGTGCAGCACTACCTTGAGATCGGCACCCGTGAAGGCGACTCGTTGCGGATCGTGCTAGAGAACGCCGCCGCCGATCTGCTGTCTGTCTGGGTAGCGGATCTTTGGGGCAACGACTACGGCGGCAGCGGACGCGGCAACCATCAGCACATTGAGCAGCTGCTGGGCGATTTCAACTTCGACGGCCGCCGTGCGTTTCTCGACGGCAACAGCCGAGACACGATCCCGGCCCTGATGCCCGAGAAAGCCGAAGCGTTCGACCTCGTGCTCGTGGACGGCGACCACTCTTACGAAGGCGGCATGGCCGACTTGGTGAACGTCTGGCCGCTCGTGAAGCCCGGCGGTTGCGTGGTGTTCCACGACATCACGCATCCGGCTCACCCCGATCTGATGCAGTGCTTTGATGAGTTCGTGGCGAAGCACAAAGCACCGCACGAAATCATCACGGACGGCTACGGCCTCGGAGTCGCGTGGAAGAAATGAACATCCCCGACCATCTCATCTACCCACCGGAGCCGTTCGCCGAGCTGTACCAGAAACGGTACGCGGAAGGCATGGCCCGGCTGGCTCATTCCAAAGTGGCTTTCGTGGGCCTGGCCCGCAACTGTGCCGTGCGGCTGGCTGAGAACCTCGGGCGGCTCGAGTACCTCGTGCGGTCGTGCAAGTCGTGGGCACTGCACATCGAAGAGAACGACAGCACGGATCAGACGCTTGAGGTACTCCAGGCGTTCGCCGAAGTCCACAAGCAGGCCACGTTCACGTCGCAGACGCTGGGCCGCGAGCATTACGGGGCCGAGTTCGCAGGCCGCAGGACGATTGCCCTGGCCGAGTACCGCGACGCGTGCCAACGATGGGTGCGTGATTGTGCCGCCGACGCCGACTACGTGATCGTCATCGACTGGGACCAATGGGGCGGCTGGTCGCACGCTGGAGTCATCAACGGCATAGGGTGGCTTGTGGAGATGCCAGGGGCTTACGGCATGGCCAGCGTCTCACTCAATGAGTTCACGATGCTAGGCATGGGCGAGGATCGGCAGCCGAAGATCGGCAAGGGATGGACGCACTATGACGCCTGGGCGTTGCGTGGAGTGGGGCAGTCTCGCTGCTACTTCGATGACTACACCGCCGGGATCGGCGGATGGAAGCACCAGTGGCTGCCGCCGGTTGGCTCGCCGCCCGTGCTCGTCTCGTCTGCCTTCGGCGGGCTGTGCATCTACCGCACGGAAGCCTTCCTGCAAGGCACATATGACGGCGTGAAAGACTGCGAGCACGTTCCATATCACGCAAGCGTCGCCAGGGCGACGGGCCAGCACCTTTACCTGAACCCGTCGCAGCGATGCGTTATGGCCTGGATGACCGACAATGAAGGGCTGCACGGCGACCATTAGCGTTGCCGCTTTCCGCGCCGATTGGCTGACGCACATGCCGATGAGGGCACTGTGCGAGCGGTGGACCATTTCCCGCGACCAAGTCATCCGGCTCAAGCACGTCTGGCATCTGCCCCCCCGGCACGACCGGCGACTACGGGCCAAGCCCGTGCGTCAGCGTGACCCGACGCCCCGCGAGATCGAGCAGGCCAGGAGGGAAATCCAGGCGACGTGGAGCGAGGAAGTACGCGAGGACCGCCGCGTAATCAAGAGCCAGCCCGTGACGCTTAAACGGATCGAGATGACCGACGAAGCCCGGGACGCGTTCGAGGACCAGGCCGGAGAGGTGCAGTGGTGAGCGGCAACGATCACGTACATCGGCGGATCGTCGTGGAGTACGGGCAGCTGTACGCGTACTGCTACATGACTGACGGCAACGGCAAGGTGCTCGAGGAAGAGCGATTCAAGCAGCCGTTTCGTCTGGACCGAAAGGACGTGGCAGACGAGGCTGAGGACTGCTACCGCTCGGTGTGGGATTGGCTGAACGACACCGTCAACGTGACGCCGCTGCAAGGGGATGAGGACGAGGAGGCAGAATCGGGAGAGGAGGACACGCCGTGAACTACGAAGCCACGCCCGCCGAGCTCGACAAGTACGGGGCCAACCTCAACGTGTGGCAGCAGATCCAGCTGCTTTCCGCTTGGTCGCCGCTGATCGGCTACGGCCAGCGGTTTGTCAACGAGGTTGACCCGTACAAGCGTTCCATCATCGTCGGCGAAGCCTGTGAATGGCTGGCGTCGAAGACGAAGGCCGTGACCGATGACCAACTCGTGCGGCTCATCTCGGACGTGCTGAAGACCAAGGAAGGCGAGGCGCTCGTGCGGTTCTGCCTGATGCAAGTCGAGGGCCGCAAGTGAATGTTGAACTCGCATTTCGTGCCGGTGCCCTCGCTCTGGCGGTTGCTCTCACGGTGGCTCCCTACTGGCCGCAAATCCGAGCGGCCGCGAGTCGTGCGGTGGAGGCCGCAAAAGAAAAGGCCGGTCTCCTGACCAGGCTTGCGGCCGTCGCTCTGCTGGTCGCTGCCGCCTGGGGCAAGGTGCCGCTGCCGACGCTGCCGACCGCCCCGGCCCGCGTGGCGGTTGATACGCCGAGTGACGAGATGCAACGCCTTGTTACGCCGATTGCCGAGGCCCTGCGTGGTGCGTCGGCCGTGGATCGTGCCCTGTGGGCTGAAGTCTGGACCAAGGCCGCTACTGTGGCCGCTGGCGATGCCGTCACGACCGAGGTGGTCTTCACGGACACCCGCAGCCTGCGGGCCTTCACTGCTCTCGCCGTGGACATCGCCTGGCGTCGCATCGGGCAGCACGTGCCCGGCTCCAACGAATCGCTCAGGAAGGCCGTAGAGGCCGCCTACGGCTCCGCTGTCGGCACGGACGTTGTGCCGGTCACTGCGGACCTCCGGGGCCGTTATGTGGCGTTCTGTCGTGCCGTGGCATGGGCCGGCGTCAACGGGGGCTGACGCATGGCAGAGCACGGCATGGGCTACGTCCCCGACCCGGAAGGTGCCGCCGCATTCGTGGCGTCGCTTCCGCATCCGACGCTCGCGACGGCCGGGCCTGACCTCAAGGCGGCCGATCAGGACGTGCTTCTGTACCCAGCCCTGCTGGCGTGCGACAGCAAGTGGAAGCGTGGCTCGCAAGGTAACGTCGGCTCATGCGTCGGCTGGGGCGCGAGCCTTGCGGTAGACGTGCTCGCTGCGTGCGACATTCACTGGCGGAAAGAGCCGGAAGCCTGGCACGGCCGGACCATCGAATCGAGTTTGTATGGCTTCTCACGCGTGGAGGCTCGAGGCCAGCGTTCCAACAACGGCGGCGACGGCAGCACGGGATTCCATGCCGCGAAGTCGATCCGCGACTTCGGTGCCCTGCACTACGGCGTGGACTACGGCGGCACCGTAGTTCGCGAGGAAGGCAAGCAGCAGCGGGACCGTGAGTGGGGCCGCAACGGCGTGCCCGACGTGCTTGAGCCGTACGCCAAGGAGCGGCGGTGCTCGGAGACAACGTTGGCCACCAACTTCAACGAGGCGGCGGCTGCCATCAGCAACGGCTACCCGGTTGTCGTGTGCAGCGGCCAGGGCTTCAGCATGTCCCGCGACGATGACGGCTTCTGTAAGCCGGGCGGCGTCTGGTGGCATTGCATGTGCTTCATCGGCGTTCGCTACGGCAAGCGGCCGGGGCTTCTCTGCGCGAACTCGTGGGGCGACTCCAACACAGTTGGCAAGCATTACCCGCACGACATTCCGCCCGCCGTCCGCAACTGCTCATTCTGGATCGACGCCGAAGTGTGTGACCGGATGCTCTCGGGCCGTGATTCCTACGTCTACGCCGGGTACAGCGGGTTCCGTCCGTCGCCGATGCCCGGCAACTGGCTGGAGGGCATCCTGTGAGATTCCTGCTCGCGTTCGCCGTCGTGCTCGTTGGCTGCGTCGCCACACTGCCTGGCGACAACGGCGTCACCGCCGACCTGGCCTGCGAGACAGCCCGCATGGTCGTGCAGCTGCGGAACGAGATCGCCCCCAGCCCGGCGAGCGACAAGTGTGACAACTGCGTGGACGGCTTCATCGGTGACGGGAAAATCAAAATCGTCTGCCCCATCTGCAAAGGAACGGGCAAGAAATGACGCTGCCAGAACTCCAGGCTCACGTCTGGGATCGCCTGCCGACGCTACAGCGATCGGTTGCCGGCCGTCGCATCGTCTCGCGGATCGTGAAGTCAGCCGTGCGAGGCTGGCCCGTGCCGGTGCTCGAGCAGTGCAACGCCGACGAGACGCAGGTCGTGGCCAAGCACTACACCAAGCAGATCGAGCGGGCCGCCCGCCACGAGTTCGGCATGGGCATCATCCTGACGCTGGTGCTCGGGGCTCTTGTGCAAGAGGTGGTGAAACTCTTGGTTCAATGGTGGCTCGCACGACAGGAGAACCGCACGCAGATGCGTCTGCTGATGCGTGAGGCACGGAACTATGACTGAGGCGGCGAAAGACACTGCGTTCGGCATCATGGAGCGATGGGGCTTTCCAGTGCTCGTGGCACTTGCAGCCGGGTGGATACTGCGGAACGACGTGCTACTGCCTCTGGTAGAAGAGCACCGCTCGTTCGTGAAGCAACTCGGCGAGACGCAACGCGAGATCAGCCAGGCCGTGGCAGAGCAGACGAAGTTGCTTTACGCGTTGCAACCCAAGGCAGCCAAGGTGGAGAACTGACGCATGGCGATGAATCCGAAGCTGCTGCGGCCGAGACAGACGGGCTACGTTGCGCCGGACGCTGACGCCCGTGCGTACATCGCGGCCGTGCAGACGGCAGACGGGCAGAAACTTGAGGTTGCGGTCGCCAAAGCAGTCAATGCGTTCGTCGTGGGCTGCAAGGCCGACGGCATCTGGTCAGCAATCAAGGCGTCCTGCATCCTCGCAGGCGCTCGCACGCTGTCTGGGGCGTTGACGCCGCTGGTCGGCAGCGCCCCGACGAATAACAACTTCGTCACCGGCGACTACAACCGAAAGACGGGCCTAGTCGGCAACGGGACGACCAAGTACCTGGATAGCAACAGGAACAACAACGCCGACGGCCAGAACGACAAGCATGTCAGCGTATGGGTGGATTCTGTGACGACGCAAACGTCAGATTCGTACATCGGCAGCAGCGTCAACAATGCTGGCGGAACCAACATCTTTAGGGGAAGCGTCAACGCAAACTGGCGAATTCACAATTCAACGGGCGACAGTTCCGTCAATGTCGCAAATGCGTCGATGACTAATTTCGTCGGATTGTCGCGGTCTGCAAGCAACTCACTCACTTACCGGGCCGCAGGCTCAACGGCATCTGCCGGGTTCAATTCGACAACGCCAGAGAACGCGAACATTCTTGTTTTCGCCACAAACGCCAACACGCTGGCGTCTGTCACTAATCACGCTGACTGCCGTCTCCGCTGGTATTCCATCGGCTCGTCGATGACGCTTGCCACGCTAGATAGCAGGCTTTCGACGTTGTTCACTGCCATCACGGCCGCCATCCCATGACACTCGCAGAACTTACGCTGCCGATCTCATACGAGGATTCCAAGCAATACGCTCTGGTGTTCACGCCGCAACTCGCCGCGAGGCTCGCGAAACTCCACGCGGAACACGGCACCACCAACTGCGTGCCGATGCCTCGCGTCCTGAGTGACGGCCGCCTCATGCTCTGTGCCGACGTTCTCACTGAGGTGATGCCCGGCGGTCTACTCCACGCCATGTGGGCGGCGGCGGACCAGGCCGTGCTCCTCTTGAGCGTCGAGGTGATCCCGTGGGCCGATGCCGTGGCGATGCTGCCGCCCGATCCACTGCAAGGCTAACGCCCCCCCACCCTAGCCTATAGGCACAGGAGACCACGCATGGCCGACTCGATCATCTCGCGTAAGTACCGCGACTTCGACATCACGCTGCACACCGCCACGAGCCTGGCCACCACGCTCGACATGCGTGACGTTGCAGGGGCCGTCGTGTCGTTCGGCACGATGAACACGAACGCCAGCACGCTGCAGATGTGGGTGGGCACCGCGCCTACCGGGACGTTTCGCCGTCTGTACAAGAGCGACGGCAGTGTGGCCGACCTCACGCTGGCCGCTTCCAGCACGGATGGCCGGGCCTACTCGCTGCCGGATGAAGTGTTCGGCACCGAGTACCTGAAGATCGTCTCGGCCACGACGAACAGCACCGGCACCAGCGGTGTGGTGATGTTCAAGAGCTGACACGCCCCCCCCTATGCCGCAACGCATACCCGCCCATAGGCCGCTGCGTCTGCGTGCGTCGCGTCAACGGCGAGACGATAGTGCCAGGCCCAACGCGGCGGCACGCGGCTACTGCGACAAGGCACACCGAGCATGGCGGCAAGCCGTGCTGACGCGGGACGCGTGGCAATGCAAAGCCTGCGGGGCTGTCTGCCAGGAGTACGCACAAGCAGACCACGTTGTGCCTGTTAGCCAAGGTGGTGCCAGGTACGACGTGGCGAATGGTCAAACGCTTTGCAGGTCGTGCCATGGACGCAAAACGCGACGCGAGCAAGGCGAAGTCGCGTCGCAAAATCGCGTCGCGGTCGCGTGTGCGAGCCAGGTCGTGGCCTCGCGGCCGACCGCGATTCGAGACCAGGGTGGTCGACATCACCCCAACTTTGGCCAATTAAAAC